AGGCTCTTGCTGTTTCTTTGCTGTTGTGGGTTTGGTGGGGTTTTGGTATTGTGGTTTTGGTCTTGCTATTAGTATGGTTTGGTAGGTGGTTTGGGTGGTTTGTTCCTATGTATTAGTAGGGGGAAGGGGGGAATTTAAATTAATTATTGTAGCTACATTAGTAAATTTTTCCTAACTTTGTAGCTACAAAATATTTATATGGCAAAAAGCAAACCAATTGGAGTTAGATTTGACTTAGATAAGTTGGATATAATTCAAAAAGAGCAGAATTTGACATCTGTTCAACAGGTAGTAAATTATCTTATGGACAATTATGGTTCAAAAGAAGTTAAAAGAGGAGCGCCTTTCAAGAATATGCCTCCTTACGACATAGATAGCTCAATAACGGCAGATTATCCAAAAGTGGTAGCAATACCTCATGAAAACATGAAAACGCCGCCAAAGGGCTTAAAAGGGCTAGATTTGCTTATTTGGAAGTCTGAGAATTGGAAATAATTCGTATCTTAGTGGTATGAAAAGTAAATTAAAAATGATGAAGCGAGCTGATGGCTCGTATTCTCCTCGCGGTTTATGGGATAATATTCGTGCTAACAAAGGCAGTGGAAAAAAACCTACAGCCGAAATGCTTAAGCAAGAAAAGAAAATTAAAGCAGAAGAAAAAAAGTAAATATGCCGCAAGATTTATTGAAATCAATGAAAAAAAATGCAAGTGATACTATATTTGTAGCTAGCAAAGATGACTCTAAATTAAAAAAGTATCAAGATAGCTTAACTGCATATAATAAATCTAATGATTTATATAAACAATTACTAAAACAGGGAAAAGAAGGTAATCAAGGAATCAGAGAGCAAGTAAGAGATAAGATGGCTCTTAAAGAAGTTAACTATCGTGGTAATGTAGGTATGCCATTTTCATATGAAGGAATTAAACCAGACTATGTATTAGGTACTAGAACTCCTAAAGAAAATAAAGGATATTTACCACATTATAAAAAACCTGTACAACCAATTAAATATCAAAAATCAGAAGATATTCAATCTACCCCATTGTCTTTAATGAAAAAACCAGAAGTAATTGTTAAAAAACAAAATAATTACGATGAAGGGGAATCTATAATGTTGCGTATGCCAGATAGACTAGGTGGTGGGGGTGGTGCGTTTATAGGTACTAAAAAGAAAGATGGAACTGTAGAATATGTTAAACCTGAAGATTTTAAAAGAATGGGAGTTCCTCCTTATGGTCAAGAATTTATTTTAAACCAATTAGCACAAGAAAAAAAATAATTATGGCTGGAGCTTGGCAACGTAAAGAAGGTAAAAATCCTGAAGGTGGTTTAAACGCTAAAGGTCGTGCATCTTATAATGCAGAAACTGGTGGCAATCTAAAAGCTCCGGTTAAGTCTGGCGTTAATCCTCGCAGAGTTTCTTTTGCAGCTAGATTTGCTGGTATGCTTGGAGCAATGAAAAAACCTAATGGCGAACCAACAAGAAAAGCGTTAGCATTAAAAGCTTGGGGTTTTGGTAGCGTTAAAGCTGCTCGCAAATTTGCCAATGCTCATAAAAAATCATAGCTTATTTCAATAATGCTAAATCATTTAGCAATCTTATTAGGGGTATTAAAAATCCTTCAGAAGTATTGTTATCTCCTCCTTTCATTTTAAACTCATTGTTTTTATAATATACTCTACAAACTTTTTTTAACGATTCGGTTGGTAATAAAATTGCAGCATCAAGAGCATCCATTCTGTAAATCCAATAATTAGCTGTAGTGGTAGATAACCCACTTGGTTTGTTTCTTGACCTGTATTCAATATATAAATTTCCGGTCTTGTGAATAAGCCTATCATTTTTTACTTCAATAAGCTTACCACTATTAAATAAATTATGAAGCCAATCTTCTGCCTTTTCTCCAAAGTTTAAATCGTGGCTAAAACTTGAGGAGTATTTCATCGTTAATTTTTAACTTCCTTTTGTTGATTTAGAATTGCCTTACCTGTGTCTGATAATGGTCTAGCATATATTCTTAATTTTTTACCGGTAATAGGACACACGAATGTAACACCAGCATCTAAATAAGCTTTGATTACTAATTCCATTACACCATCAGAATCTTCACTTGCGCCAATTACATGAGGCTCATCATAATCAAATTGCATACAGAAATCACATCCGTCTAATGGTTGTGCATCTTGAGGAAGGTTTAATTGTTTTTCTTTTTTAGCTTTTGCCATTGTTAAAGTTTTTGTGGGTGTTTTCAATATCTTGTAAAAATTCTCTTGCTCTTTCTACTTTTTGCTGAATGCGTAAAATATCATCTTCGTTTCTACTAACGTCAAACATTAGTATTCTTTCTTCAATAGCTATGTCATCAAACTTCATGTTCAATTCTAGCTTCATTGCTTCTCTTACAAACTCTGGGCTTTCTTCTGAGATTACATCTAGCTTTTTAAGTAGATAATACTTTTCTTGTTGGATAATATTATCTGGGGTATTTACAAGACAATAGGCAATGGTCGCTTTGGTTTTATCAGTAAGCCACATGTAAGACATCATCTGCCAATAGTATAGATTATCTAATTTATCTGGAATGTTACCTAAAAATGTCCAAAGGTCATAACTAGATTTAATATCAATAATCCCATCATCAATAATATCTGGCAATCCTGTTATGTGTTTATTTGAAAATCTTTCCGTATTTTTAGTAAAAGGTTTCTTTAAGAACATAGACAATAAATCAATTGATTCTTGCTCTACTTCAATTCCCTTTTTCATTTGCTTTGTTTGAATATCTCTTCTCCTATTATACTTTTCAGAAATATATACATCTAGCAAATGTTTTTGTGCGGTCTTAGAAAGCAACCCAGCTTCTTTATCCGCTTTGGTTACCGGTTCAGTCATTAAGTATCCTACAGAGCTTGCTCTGATTAGTGTTTCATTCCAATTCATAATTATAAAGATTTAAGTTTTGCATTATATATTTCCATTAGGTCTGGGTTATTTTTAGCCATTAATTCCCAAGCTCTTAACTCATCTTTAGTCTTGCAAGCATTAATAAACTCTGCTGTTTTTTCTGCTAAAGTTTTTTTAGATTGCGTGGGAATAATTTCAACAGGAACTTCTTGGTAAAATTCGTTTAAATCTTTTAATTTAATTACATTTTGCTTATGATATTCTTCCACAAGTTCTCTTGCATAGTCAAGGGCTTTGGTAGCAGACTCGCCTTCGTTAAGAGCAAATTCAACGCCAATTTTTTCAGAAGAATAGTTTCCTAAGTTAAATGTTCTAGTGTAGTTAATAGTTTGTATGTGCATAATAATAGTTTATTTAATTCTGGTTACAATGGTTGTGTTGTCAGTAGCTTTAATCTTGAATAGTTTGTCTTTGTGGGCTTCTTTTTTCTTTAAATTAGATACCATAACCATTACAGATGTGTATGGGTTATCTAACCTAAGATGCTCGCCTAATGTTAAGTCGGCTACCTTACTGGAAACCGAATCGGGGGAAATACTTCTTGCCATGTTGTGTGTTTTAACGCAAAATTAATTTAATTAATTTAATTAAAAAAATAAATTTAATTAAATATTTGTATATTTGTGATGCATAAGACATAGTTAAAGGTTTAAAGGTTATCGCCCTTACGTTTTTACGTTGAGGGCCTTTTTTTGTTACCAATTTGGTTACAAAGTTCGCTAATAGTAAACTTTATCAATCACAAAAGTTACCTAATAAGGCAACTTTGAGCCGTATTTGATTGATAAACGGCTCATATATGAGCGATAAAAAACCCCATGTCATTCTAAAACATGGGGTAGAAAACTAATCTACAAACTATGATAACCACCGTAAAAATACAAATTATTTTTCAATAAATTTCTTTTTTACCAAGTTTAGCTTTGCCCTGTATTCTAGGATTAAGCCTTTTAGCTCATCTTTTGTAGGTTTTGCTGTTTGCCTAGCTGTTTCTCTTAAATATTCAACTATAGCATTGTTTTCTTCATGTAATTTGTACTCAAATTCTTCTATATTACCGGTTTTAAAGTAATTACATTCCATACATTGTGGTCTGCAATTAGCCTCTAGCCATCTTGTACCTAAATTTGACCTACCCATAAAATGACCGCATTGTATTTCTGCAATTGTATGTTTTTTACCACAAGTATAACATTCAACAATACCAGTTTTATCTGCATACCTATTTCTAATGTATTGACTAAATACATGGTCAAGGTCTTGAACAAGATTTTGAAAACTTTCTGTATCATCTTCAAATTCTTCTAATCTTTTTTGCGTAGAATGTACGGTAGCGCATTGTTTACACATTTTTTTTGAAAACCAATAATCAATGTTGCCACAATTAACGCAACGTTTTTTCTTTGTTATTATTGTACTATTGTATGCCATTCCTTTTTATTTTATTTCTTTCTTGATTTTTAATTACTGGTTTATCTCTGTTTTCCATTTTCAAAGGTATGTAATCAAAATTAAATAAAAAAATAAAATATTTAAAAAATATATTTTGAAATATGAAATAATATCTTTTATTTTGTGCATTAATCAAAAATCAAATAAATGGCAAAAGTTAAAACTAGCGTAAAAGATGATATTCTTTTATACTTAGAAACTGAAGAAAGAAATCTAGCTTGGCTGTCTAGAAAAACAGATATACCATATGGTAGTCTTTACTCCATTTTCATACACAGGATTATGGTTTTGTCAGATTCAAATCTAGCAAAAATAAACAAAGCTTTAGACACCGATTTTATTAACGATTAAGCATATAACATGCCAAAAGATACATTCTATTTCTCGCATGATTATAATGCAAGGAATGATGAAAAGATTAAAATGCTCATAAGAAAACATGGGATGATAGGTTATGGTGTTTTTTGGGCTATAGTTGAAGATTTATACAATAATGCGAACGCATTGCGAACGGATTACGATGGTATTGCATATGATTTGAGGTTGCATAGCGACATTGTAAAAAGCGTGGTAAATGATTTTGATTTATTTCAAATAAATGGAGATTATTTTGGTAGTTCTTCTGTACAAGCAAGGCTAGACCAAAGAAATGAAAAAAGCCTAAGCGCAAGAAAATCAGCTAGTTATAGATGGAATAAAAAAGAAGAAGATGCGAACGCATTGCAAACGCTATCCGAAGGCAATGCTAAAAAGGAAAGGAAAGGAAAGGAAATAAAAGGAAAGGAAATAAATAATACAGTGCCGCCTCTTCAAGAATTTTTAGAATATTGCAAGAAAAACCTTGAGCAAAATAAATTTATTTATACCGAGTATGAATATTCTTTAAAATCAAAATATGAAACTTGGGTTGCTAATGGCTGGAAAGATGGGCATAATAAACAAATTAAAGACTGGAAGGGTAAAATTCGCAACACTATACCCTTTTTAAGACCAATACAGACACTTTCTAATAAAAATGGAGGGAAGTATCAGAACGAATTAGAAACCGCTAGAAACGCCTTTAAACCAATTTCTGAATAATGATAACAATTTTTAAAAACATCTTTTCTAAGGAACCAAATTACATTTCTGTTGAAGCCGCTTTAAAAAGAATACAAGAAGGTAAAAGTAAATCAACCGTATCTGAAATTAGAGCGACCATTGATAAAGAGAAAGCAAATAAGATAAAGCTAAACCTACCTTCAGTGTGTTTTAGTGGTAAATTTGGAGCAGATAGGACTGATGCACAGCTTATTGCACATAGTGGATATATAGTTTTAGACTTTGACAATGTATTTGAGCTTAGAGATAAGCAAAGTGAAATTATTTCACATCCTTTTGTTTACGCATGTTGGGTTAGTCCTTCTGGTAACGGATTAAAAGCTTTGGTAAAAGTAGCAAATGGTTTAAAACATAGAGAACATTTCCAAGCATTACAAGAAGTGTTCCCAGAGATTGACCGAAGCGGAATTAATCAAAGTAGAGTTTGTTACGAGAGTTACGACCCCGAAATTTACATAAACCAAAATGCTGAAGTTTTTAAGAAGATTAAAAAAACTGAAAAGGTTGTTGTTTATGAGAAAAATGATGATGACCAAAAGATATTTAAGAATATTTTAACTTGGTTGTCAAATAAAAATGAAGCTTTTGTAACGGGAGAAAGAAATAATTTCATTTTTAAGTTAGCATCCGCTTGCTGTCGTTTTGGTATCAATGAAACTGCAGCAAATTCTATGATTCATATGGAATTTATAACGAATTCAGAGTTTACAAAAAGCGAAGCAGATAGAGCAATACGGTCTGCATATAAAGCTAATTCAAAAAACTTTGGGAGTGCATCATTTGATAAAGAAATATTAGTTGATAAAGTTTCTAGAAAGGAAATTGAAGTTGAGAAAGCCGTATTTGATGAAGGGTTAAAGCTAAAAGATGTTATTTATGGAATTGATGTAAAGGAACAAGCTTTGAGAATTTATGATGAAGGATATGCTAAAGTAGATGGAATAGGGGTGCCTGATTTGGATGATAAATTTAAACCAAAGAGAGGAGAGATTACAGTATTAACGGGCATAGGTAACTATGGTAAATCTTCTTTCAAAAAATGGTACCAAGCTATGCGTATAATGTTGTATGGAGAAAAGTTTGCTACATTTTCACCAGAGGATAATCCACCAGAAGAATACTACCATGATTTTGTAGAGATTATATTGGGTTGCGATTGTAGTCCGGCAAATCCACATAGACCATCTAAACAAGTTTATGAATATGTTTATGATTTAGTGTGCAAGCATATATTTTATGTTTATCCTAAAGATGTATCGCCTACTCCACAATATGTGATGGAAGTATTCTTAGAATTAATTGTGAAAGAAAATGTAGATGGCGTAGATATTGACCCATTCAATCAATTGACAAACGAGTATCAAAAGTTTTCAAGAAGTGATAAATATCTTGAGTGGGTATTGTCTGTATTCTCAAGGTTTGCACAAATAAATAATATTTTCTTTTGGATTATTGCTCATCCTGTTAAAATGGTTAAAGCATCAGATGGCAACTATCCTTGTCCAGATGTATTTGACTTAACTGATGGTGCAATGTGGAACAATAAGCTAGATAACATACTTGTATATCATAGACCTTTTGCGCAAACAGACCCTAGTAATCCGTCTTGCGAGTTCCATAGTAAAAAAATTAGAAGACAAAAGATTGTTGGTAAAAAAGGATTTATTTTATTTCAAATGTATTTTCAAACAAGAAGATTTTTATTTAATGGATTAGATTCTTTGCAAAAGATAATTAATGATAAGAATATAGTTTTAAGACCAGACGCGGCAGTACAAAAAACATTTGATAATTGGGTGCCTTACAAAGATGATAATGGAACAGAAATTAATTTTTAATAATGATTAAAATATCGTATATTTGTCAAAAATTGGAAATATGTGTAATTTAATCAAAGATATTACAGGGTATGAGGGTATATATGAAATTAATACAAATGGCATTGTTTATGGTAAAGCAAGAAAAGTTAAAAAATGGGATGGGGAAAGGTTAATAAAAAAAGCAATTAAAACACAAGAAATTTCTAGGGAAGGATATGCAAGAGTTTCTTTATTTAAAAATGGCATTAGTAAAAAATATAGCGTACACAGATTAGTTGCAATAGTTTTTATTGATAATAAAGAAAATAAATCAGATGTTAATCATAAAGACGGCAATAAATTAAATAATAATGTAAATAATCTTGAATGGGTTTCTAAAAGTGAAAATGTAAAACATTCGATAAATATTTTAAAAAATAAAAACGGATTAAAGTTTTATGAAAAAGGAAATAACTGGTATAAAGAAAAAAATATTGAACCACCGGCTAGTAAAAGTGTTTTAATGTATGATAAAGAAAATAATTTAATTAAAGAATTTAAAACAGTTACTGAAGCTGGTTTGTTTTTAAATAAACATCCATCTCAAATATCTCATTATATAAACAAAAAAAGAAACAATAGATTTTATAATTTTAAATTTAAAAAAAATGATACGCATTAGTGTAATCGGAAGACTCGGGCAAGATGCCACAGTAAACAATGTAAATGAAAAGACAGTAATTAATTTTTCAATGGCTTACAGCGAAAAGTTTAAAAACCAACAAGGTCAAGATGTAGATAAAACTACTTGGGTTTCTTGTGCTTATTGGACAGACAAAACTAATGTAGCAAACTATTTAAAAAAAGGCACATTGATTTACATGGAAGGGAAGCCAGAAGCTAAAACATATCTTAATGATAAAACAAAAGAAACAGTGGCACAACTTCATGCAAGAGTCACAAGTTTACAATTATTATCAAGCAATAAAACTGAAGAAAACCAATTTTAATGTATATTCACGAATTAAATAACCCAATAGATGTTGAATGCCCACTTGGATACGGAAAAGCAATCGCATGGCTTGACTACGGAAGCGACACAAACACTGTTTGGAAAGTCATATTATACCACAATGGCATGGTGCGGAACTTTTACGATGACGACATACTTGTTTACCCCAATAAAATGGACGGTGGGGAATTAGATAAAGATTATTTTAAAAACAAACAATAATGGCAAAATTAACAAACTCCACCAAGATTACATTTGGTAAACAAAAAACAGGAAGAGCTAAAAAATCTTATAACAAACATTCGCCTCGTCCAAAAGTGTATCGCGGGCAGGGCAGATAAAATAAATATATGAATAATAAAGCCGCAAAAAAACTAAGAAGATTAGCAATTGCTATTGCCGCAGCTAATGGTAAAATTGAAGATTCTGAAAGAATTTATAAAAACCTTAAAACAGTGCATAAAGAAAATAAAAAAGCCCCTAATCGGGGCTAATTTACTAAAACTTGTGTTTTATTAAGCGTTACATGCAGTATTGATTTGCGCTACAGTAGAAGTCGTATAAAATAATACGGGTACTTGGTTTAAACCAGTAGGTGCTACTTCGACTATTGAATTCATAGTTACTCCATTAGCTACTGTATTAGCAGGTGCTGGGTATGCTGCAAATGTGTTTACTGGGAATCCGTATGCAATACCAGATGTTGCTGGAGTTCCGTTAGGGTTTAATAAAGCATATTGATTTCTTTGATATGCTGTAATTGATACTATTGTTGCCATTTCTTTATTTTTTTAATTGTTTTTTAAATTAAGGTGCTGTTGTAGTTGTTGATGTTGTAGTTGGTGCTGCAGTTGTTGTAGTTTGTGCGCCACCGCCATTGATTGCAGTAATTAAAGCAGCTACAGTTGCATTTGAATACAATTTTTCAGCTGGTTGATTAAGACCGCTAGGGTACATAAGAATCAATGAATTCATTTGTACTCCATTTGCTACTACAGTAGTTGGTTGAACTTGTAAGTTAACCGTAGGTAGTGAGAATAATACACCAGTTGTTGCAGGTGTTCCGTTTGGGTTGTTTAAATCGTATTGATTTCTACGATAAACATAAACCGATAAGTGATTTGCCATTTTTTTTGGTTTTAATTTTTATTTTTTAAAATTGTTTAAACAAATATAAGCAATTATTACGAATTTATTTTTGGAAAAAATATTAAATTAATTAAATTAGCACTACATTTGTATTAAATTAATTAAACTATGAAATTGAAAGCTCCAAGTAATAAAGTAATCATTAAGGTTGATTTAGAAAGCAAGAATAGTCATACATTTAAAGACGGAACAAAAATTAAATTAGAAAGGGTTTATGATAATTTTAATATGCGTTATGTTAAACCAGTTAATGCAGAAGTTGTTGATGCTAAAGATATACCTACGGGAGCTGAAATTCTTATCCATCATAATGCTACTCATGATACTTATAAGATTTTTAATTATCAAAGACCTACTACTGAAGCTTCTTCAGATATTCAATATTTTTCAATACCCATTGAAGAATGTTTTATGTGGAGAGAGGGGAAAGGTTCCATATGGAACGCTCTAAATAATTTTGTTACTGCTTTAAGAATATTCAAACCATATAATGGGATGCTTCAAGGCATTGAGCCTGAAGTAATGAATAATAAATTATACATAACTAGTGGTGAATTAAAAGGCAGAGCCGTTAATACAGTAATATCAAGTGATTATGAAATCATATATCAAAATGATGATGGAACAGAGGGTAGAATTATTAGACTAAGATATTATCCAGATGGCAATGATAGAAATGAGATTATAGCTATCAATGATAATATGACAGAATTAATTGAGAATGGTGATTTATTGGTTGGTTATAACAAATCAGATGCAAAAAAATTAAAAGAAGTAGAATGTCTGTAGAATTAGATAAAATAAAAGATTTAGAGAAACAAATTGCCTATTTACAAGGAAGAAATGCTTATTATGAGCAAGATGGTATTGGAAAGCTATATCATGCTTTGAATAGAAAGGCCAATGAAATGGCTGAACTATTAAATAAAACTAGTCTTACAGCTATTGATATTGACGACCCAAAGATTAAGACTTTTGAAAGATTGCAGAAAATATGGGTAGATGCTGGAACCATTTCAGCTTCAATTAAAGCATTAGAAGTGCTAGCAGGAATAAATCAAGAAGTAACTGCTGATAAAAAAGAAGTAGTTCAGGTTAACAAGAAACCATTTTCACCAGAAAACATGGCTGATGCTGTGGGGGAGCTAGCTGGTAAAAGATATTAATTATGTACGAAAAAATTGAAGGCGGTAGCGTTATTGACATACAAGGGTTAAAATGTAATTTACCCCCAGAAGGATATGTCTTTAATATAATTACAAAACAAGTAGAATTTAGAGGAGTTTATAAAAGGTCTGAAATTCAATCTGAACAATATTGGAAAAGGGTTCCACTTCCATCTTGGTATTTAGATACAATGAAGAAGTGGGATGAATTTGACAAGAAAAAGAAAGATGATGAGATTGAATTTTATGATGAAAAATTAGAAGAATACAAAAAGCAAGAGTGGGATAGAAGATTGAATGGATTTTGGTATATGAACAACGGGAAACCAACATTTTTGACTGGTTTACATTATTTATATTTACAATGGTGGCCAATAGATATAGGTTATCCTAAGTTTAGAATTCCAGATATAGAAAAATTCTATTTTATGGAATATTGTATTCAAGACCCATTATGTATGGGGATGCTTGAAGTTACAAAAAGACGTTTTGGTAAATCGTTTGTGGCTGGTTTATTTGTTTCTGAATACATTACTAGGACTAAGATGACAAACGGCGGTATTCAGTCTAAAACCGGCTCAGATGCCAAAAAATTCTTTGCCAAGACGGTGGTAAATCCATTTAGAAGGCTTCCTAAGTTTTTTAGACCAGAATATGATATGTCATTAGGTGTTAATCCTAAGACTGAAATGAGATTCCAAAAAACAAACGTAAGAGGTAAAAAGGCAGAAGATAGCGTAGACAAAGATGAATTGGGTTCTATTATTGACCATCAATCAGCAGACACAGTTGCCTATGATGGACAAAAACTTCATAGATATGTAGCAGATGAGTGCGGTAAAACCACAGAGGTTAATGTGTACGATAGACATGAGGTTGTGCGTTATTGTTTGCTAGATGATGAAGGGCAAATTATTGGTAAGGCATTATATACGACCACAGTAGAGAAACTTACAACTGAAAAAGATGGTGTTCAAGATGCCTTTAAACTATTATGGGAAGAAAGTAATCAAGAAAAACGACAAGATAATGGAACTACTTCTAGCGGTCTTTATAGATTCTTCATGTCTGCAAAGCGTACAAGAAATTTTGATGATTTTGGGTTTCCAGATGAAGAAAAAACTTTGGCTCAAATTTTAGCCGACAGGGACACAGTAAAAAACAATCAAAGAGCATTATCTGCTCGTATTAGAAAAGAGCCTCTTACCATAGATGAAGCTTTTAGTACAGACTCAGATAAATGTATTTTTAATGTAATAAATATTGGTTCAAGAGAGGCTTATTTAAAAGAAAATCCAGTACTCAAAAGACATATCGTATTTTATAGAGATATTGACCAAACTGTAAGATGGAGGAATATTACAGATAAAGAAGAAGATTTTCACTGGGTGATAACACAGTTTCCTAATGCAGGCGAAGAGAATAAACATACATTTGATGTAAAAACAAGAAAGCCAGCTAGGACATCAGATGGTGCAATAGCAATTGACGGCTATAGCAATAGTCAAGGTGGTAAATATGGTTCAAAAGCTTCAGCTTGGATTGGAAGAAGGTATGATTTATTGAATCCAGAGCATACCGGGAAAGCTATTGGGCATCTTTACGGCAGACCGCAAATTAAAGAAACATTACATGAGCAAGTTCTTTTAGCAGCTGAATTTTATGGTTATCAAGCTTGGTACGAGCATAATAGTGATGATTATCTATCCTATTTTAGAGATAGGGGAAGAGTTGGATATCTTGGTTCATACCCGCTTTCAACAATTGACCCTGCAAAAAGAGAAACAGCAGACAGACATAAAGGTTTTCCTACTACACCATTTAGTTTAACTAAACAAACCGATGTAGGGATTATGTATTTTGAGTCACATATTGATTCAATAGATTTTGAAAATTTACTTGAAGATGCTAAAAAATTTGACCCAAACAATAGAACTGAATATGATATTACGGTATCTTTTTTGATGTTAATTGTATGTTTAATGGAGCCGGTACAAAAACAAATTAAGAGAGAAGCGCTTGTAAAAAGTTATGTTCCTGTGTTTAATTAATTAAAATTTTACTAAATTCTTAATATTTAGTATATTTGACACAAAATACACTCAAATTGGCAGATAGTCCTTTATCAATATCAGCAGCAAATAGTAATGGAGAAGCATTAAAAAAATTCCAAATTACTACCGATGTATCTTCTAAGAAAGATTACATGTACGGTAAAAATGTTGCACAAAGTATCTACTCTACAATATACGGTAACCAAACTTATTTTTGGTTAAGAAATAATAGATTTAGAAAAAATAGACAAATTGCAAATGGCAAAATAGACATGAGTGTGTTTATGGACCGTTTGGAAATGAATAGCAAAGCTAACTTTGTAAACATAAATTGGAAATCAATTATTATTGGTAATACAATTGTTGCAAGATTAGTTGGTTCTTGGATGAGTAGAAAAGAAAAAGTTACTGTTACTGCTACTGATAGCGCATCTGCAATGTTAAAGAAAGATGCAGCAGATGAAGCAGAATTTGTTTATCAAAACAAAGAAGTGCTTTCTCAATTACAACAAGAATCTGGAGTCCAAATTATTCCACAAGACCAATTTGTAGCTGAAGATAAAGATGAATTAGACCAATGGATTTCAGAATTTAATCATTTACCAGAAGAGATACAATATAGCATTGGATGTAATAATGTACTTGAAGCTAATGGATGGAATGATGTTTTAAAACAAAGATTATTACATGATTCAGCAGAAGTTGGATTAGTGTGTACATATACTTGGATGGATGATGAAGGAGAGGTTCATGTTCAATGGATTCGTCCAGAAAACGCAATTTATTCATATTCTGATTTCCCTGATTTTAGAGATACTACTTATCGTGGACATATTTTGTCTATGAAAATAAGCGAAATAAGAGCTAGATATAGTATAGCAGCTGGTGGCATATTATCTGAAGAAGATATATTTATGCTAGCTCAGTCATGTAAGGAATATCAATTAACAGATAAGATTAAGTGGATGCAAGATTGGAATGTATCTTGGTTAAGACCTTACGATGAATGGAATATTGATTTAATGCAATTTGAAATTAGAACATTAGATTCTGATGGATATACAGTTACCAAAACTAAAAAGAATGGCAGCACGATTATAAGAAAAGGTAAGCCAGAAAGATTAGATGAGAATCAAGAATATGTAGAAGAGAAAAAATGGAATATATACGAAGGTGTATATTGCCCTGTTACTCAAAAAATGATTAAATGGGGAATTAAAAAGAATATGATTCGCCCTCAAGACCCGAAAGAAATAGGTAACGCAGAATTTTCATATAGTTTTTATATGTACGACCCATACGATATGCGTAATGTGGCTGTACCTGAAAAAATAGAAGAACCTATTGAGCAAATGATTTTGGCTAGATTAAAGATACAACAAATGGTATCTAAGATGGTGCCAGCAGGTGCTTCTATTGATGTTGATGCATTACAAGAGTTGGATTTAGGTTTAGGAGATTCAGTTAAACCATTAGATGTACAAAAGATTTGGGAACAAACTGGTAAGCTTTATTATCGTGGTAGAGATGCTGAGGGCAATAGAATACCAGTCCCAATTACAGAATTAGCTAACACTGGGTTTGCACCACAATTGCAAGCATTAATTCAATTATACCAATTCCATTATCAAGTACTAAAAGATGAGCTAGGGGAAGACCCTAATTTAATGAATCAAGCTGCCCAGCCAAGAGTTGCTGCATCAAATATTGAGGCTTCAAGAGTTTTAGCTAATAACGCTACCGAGTATATGTATGACGCATATATTTATGTAATGGAAGAAAGCTGTAAAAAAATTGCTTGTTTATTAAATAAAAGTGTAACATACGGCGCTAAAAAATATAGGGATTTACTTAAACAAGAAGATGTTAAAAATAGAAATTTTGTTGCTACAGTTAAAATGTTACCAACAGAAATAGAGATAGCTAATTTGCAGGCTATGATGAATAATGCTATTGCTTCAAATCCGCAATTAATAATCTATTTAGACCCATTCAAAGCAATGAGAATTGCAAAAGAGAATGTGTCATTAGCTGAATTGTATTTTAGACAAGCTCAAAAAAGATATATAAAAACTGAGCAAGAAAAAGCGCAAGCAAATAGTGAGCAAAATGCACAAATACAACAAGCAAGTATGCAAGCTAAAGCTCAAGGAGATTCTGCTTTATTAGATAAACAAACGCAAGCTAAACAAAGAGAAATTATAATTCAAGGTATGTTTGATTTAGCAAAAGCTAATATCCCGATGCCAGTAGAATTGAAACCTTTGATAGTTGAAATGTTACAAAACATAGAAGTGCCTTTAGCTATTGATAATCAGCAAATGGAACTAGCTTTGCAACAGCAACAAATGGAAATGCAACAGCAACAAATTGAACAAGGAGCGCAGCCGCAACAAATGGAAATGCAACAACAATAAAATAAAATAAAAAATAAATAAAATGGCAACGGTAAGTAAACTTTTAATAAGACTACAAAAATTTAGTTCAAAAATTAGCACAGTTGTAGATGCAACAGCTTCTTTTAATACTAATAATAATTTTTACCAAGATTTATCTGGATGGGACTCAGCAGTAGTTCAATTTGTAGGTACATCTGGAACAATTAGTTTCAGCACTACCAACGATGATGGTTCTATTACAGGGCAATTATTACCTGCACCAGAAGTTCCAATTAACTGGGTTTCAGTTTTAGGAGTTAATTTGACAACAAAAACAGATGTTTCATCTATTGCAGCAGCTGGTATTGTTGAATTTGGTATTATTGGTAAATATTTGTTATTACAAGGTAACACAACAACTACAACAACAGCAGCCCCTTAATAATTAAAAAAGATAAAAAATGGCAAATTCAATAGCATATGTATTATCTAAAAATACATATCCAACAGCAGGAGAAGCATATAATATAGGAATTTTTCAAGGAACTGAAATTGTATATACAACAACTTCGACTTTATCAAATTCAAACGTACTTTATGCTGATAGTAGATTAACACAGCCAATTTATGGTGACGGAACAAATTGGTATGGTGTTGCATTACTTACTAATAAAAGTGTAAAATATGCAATAACTATTGATGGCGAGGCTGCAATAGTTATCGACTAATAAAATAGAAACCAAATAAGCATTTATGCAAACAGGAGTTTACCAAATATTAAATAAAATAAATGGTAAAAAATATATAGGCAGCACATCTGTTTCTTTTGATAAAAGATGGACTTCTCATAAATGTGATTTAAATAAAAATAGGCATAGGAGTGATATATTGCAAAAAGCATATAACAAATATGGTAAAGATAATTTTAATTTTAATATTATACAATTTTGCCCACCAGAACTATGTATAGAAAAAGAACAGTGGTTTATTGATTGGATAAATCCGGAGTATAATATTTGTAAAAAAGCAAATAGTACATTAGGATACAGGCATACAAGTAATTCTAAGGAAAAAATGTCTAATTCTTTAAAAGGAAGAAAAATATCAGATTTAGGACGAAAAAATATGTCTTTAGTTAGATTGGGGGTTAAAAAAAGTGAAAGTATTAAAAATAAGATGTCTAATAGTAAAATATCTTATATTTATAAAATATTGTGTCCGGATGGAGGTATATTAGAAATAAATAATTTAAATAAATTTAGTAAAGAAAATAATTTAAATTTAAGTTCTATATTTTTAACATATAAAGGAAAAGATTATGATGGCTTTGCTAGAAATCATCATAAAGGGTATAAAATTATTTCAAAATTAAAATTGTAAAAACCATTTATGGAAAACACAAAAACGACTGAAGCGTCAATAACACTTCAGCAGGACTTCAATCCGTTTTCGGATGATAACGCACCACAAGTGCAACCTAAGATAGAAGAAGCCCCTATCTTAACAAATGAGCCAGCACAAGAAGCAGCTCCTCCTCAACAAGAGGAAACTAAAGTAGAGGAACAAACAGCATCTACTCAATCATTTGACCCAAATCAGTTTATTAAAGAAAGATTTGGTTATGATAGTGTAGAGCAGGCTGAACAAGAGTTTAAGAAACTTAAAGAACAACCAAGTTTTGAATTTAAAGATGATGTAAGCAAGTCGTTATTTGATGCCATTAAAGAAGGCAAAGCAGATGATGTTTATGAAATTTTAAATCAGCAAAAAAGGTTAGAAAAATTAACGAGTTCAGAATTAACGCCAGACTTGGCTGCTGAAATTGTTAAAACGAATATTAAGAATAAATACAAAGACTTATCAGCAGATGATGTTGAGCTTTTGTTTTATGACCAACATTTCGTACCTTTAAAGCCTGAACAAGGTTATGATGAATCCGATGAGGATTATGCTGGGAAAGTAAAAACATGGCAATCACAAGTAGACTACGCAGAACGAAAGTTGATGATTGAAGCGAAAGTGATTAGACCAGAGTTGGAAAAATTAAAAAGTGAAATAAAGTTACCTGATATTTATAATGAGGCTGGAAGAGAAGCTGAATCTCAAGAGGAATTTGAGATTCAGCAACAAGCAAGGTCGATTTATGAAAAAACACTAGATTCTGATTTCCAATCCTTTAGTGGATTTAATGTTTCGGTAAAAGACGAGGATGTCGAAATACCGATTTCATTTAATGTGGCTGAAGATGAAAGATTGGCAATGAAGAATGATTTGACGGATTTTGATAGTGACTCATATTTTGAGAAAAGATGGTTCGCCGAGGATGGTAAGCCAAAAGTTCAACAAATAATGGCAGATAAATATCTGCTTGAGAATCGTGAAAAAATCTTCTCAAAAATAGCAAATGAAGCAGCATCTCAAAGATTGTTGGCTCATTTAAAGAAAAACGGGAATATAAATATCAACCAAAGCCCCACTCCTCAAGGAGCGAAACCAGACCTTAATGGCACCGAAGCTGAAAGGCTAAGGATGGCAGAATGGGCTTTTAGTTCGTAACTTGATATTTGCCTTTGGAGGAGGCGCAAAAAAATAAAAACTAAATATCATGGCAGGAATACCTACCTCAAATATTTTGCAGCCGGGTTCAATCTCGTTGCAAACCCAGAATAGGCAACTTATGGTTGACCTACAATTATTAACTCCACAGTATTACAAGCAATACACTCAAAAGTATGGCAATGAAGATTTTACATGGTGGTTAGCTGCTCATAGCGGCATGGAAGAAGTTAAAAACTTAAACTACTTCTGGTTTGAAAACCGCGGTAAATTAATGCCGGGTGTTACAAACGAATCTACAGTTGTTGCTGCAACAGGTGCAACTTTAACTTTAACTTTAGGACAAGAAGCTTACTACAACAGTGGTACTCAAACTCCTTTAAGAGTTAATGAAACTTTGCGTGTTGCGTCTTCAAACATTGAGGGTGTTATCATCTCTATTGACGATACTACTCCATATGCTTGGACTTTCCAAGTTGCTCCAAAACAAACTTCTCAAGCTTTTGCTTCAGCAGGCGCTTCTAGCTTATTAGCTGGTGAGGTTTTATTATTTGGTGGTGATGCAGATGCTGGTGAAGCTTCTCAACAAATCAATCCTTTAATCCAATTGGACCAAAGATATGATAACTATGTAACAGAAATTCGTGATGGTTGGTCTAACACTGACTTAGCGCAAATGGCTGAAACATATTATGAGTTCCCTGTATCTCCAGATATGGCTCAAAATGGCGTAACTGCGTTTACTTACAAAGGTATGTATAAGACTCTTGTTCGTTTCAAAAACAACGTAGAAGCAAAATTAATGCGTGGTAATTTACAAAATAACAGCGCAATTGATTCTAACTCTCAAGGTTCAGTAGGTATCATTCCTAAAGTTGTTGCTGACGGTGAAACTGTTGGTTACACTCCGGGTACATTAGATATCGCTAAATTACATGAGATTACTCGTATCATGGACGTTAATGGTTGTGCTAAGCAATCTGCTTGGTTAACTGACATCTTCCAAAGACAAGATTTCTCTGATGGTATCTTCGCTGCTTACCCAGCTGGTGCTTTCGTTTATGGACAAGGCGAGAAGTCAAAAGAGGCTTCTGTTGCTTATGGTTTCCAAGAAATCTTCATCGATGGATATTTATTATCTGTAAAGAAGTACGCTCAATTCAACACTGAGGTTACTACTGGTTTAACTCCAAACGTAGATTACTTCCGTAATTTCGGTCTTATCTACCCAATGGGTGAAACTAAGGATGCGAAAACCGCTCAAGTTTACAAGAATATCACTATTATGTATCAACAACCTCCTCAAGGTGGTACTGTTGGTAACGGTATTCGCGTATGGCAATATGGTGGTGGTTCTCCAAACCCTACAGATGGTACAATGACTAATCAAATCGCGATGATTACCTACAGAGGTACTCGTGTTTGTGCAGCAAACCAATTTATCATCGTTCAAGGTAACTAATTCGTTACCAAAATAATCGGGTAGGGGCAACTTTATTGATTGTCCCTACCTTTTTTAAACATTAAAAATAACCATTTATGGCTCGTTTAAAGGCAGTAGGGTTAGCAGAAGCTAACTTTTCACAACAAGGTGAACTAAGACAATCAAGACAACAAGAAGAGGCTTCTCAAGCCCTTAATGATGCACCCGTTTCTCCCACAGGAACTACTTACAAAATTTTCAAATTATCAGATACCAAGAAAAATGGCAAATACCATATGGAAGGTATAGATGATGTTTGGAATGAAAAGAAAGGAAGAATGGAGAGAATAAGGCTATTAAGAGGCTATCCAAGTATTTGGGTAGAAGACCAAAAAGGTCTTGAAAAATCATTCGTAGAGCAAAATAGAAGAAGTCTAATTTTTGACCGTAGGGTTTTAAGAATTGCAGATTATGATATGGAAGCTTTAGAATTTTTAAGTCTTTGTAACGCCAATTTGGATAATCCAAACAAAAAAGGAACTAGAAAGATTACATTTTTCCAATGGAATCCACAAAGAACAGCAGAGCTTGAAAGAGCTAAAAGAGTCGCTAAAGTTGAAGCAATTAAATACGCTTCATTGGCAGGTGACGAAGAAATGCGTAAGCACTGTAACTTCTTGGGAATTACATTTGTTGATGAATTAGGTATGCCTAAATCTTTAGAAGCATTAAGAAACGATTATGAATTATACGCTGAAGCTCAACCTAATAAGTTTATGCAAAGCGCTGGTTCTAAAGAAGTTGAAATTGCATTTATAGTTAAAAAGGCATTAATTGATAATAAAATTGATACCACAACAAAGCGTGGTTCAGCTTATTGGTCAAATAATGGAGGCTTTATCTGTAAGATACCAGCTGACAAAAAACCTCAAAATTATCTAGTTGAATTTGCTATGTTCTCACAAGATGATAGCAGGGCATTTTTAGAACAATTAAAGAAGTTAATGTAGTTCTTCCCCCTCTAAATAAAAGAAGCCCTGTAGCCTAAAAATTACGGGGCTTTTTTGTATCTTTTTCGTATATTTGTTGTATAACTTATTTCAATGAATGTTAATGATATGTATCGAATTTGCCAATTTGCAATTAACAAAGCGCAAAATGGTTATTTAACTCCATCAGAATTTAATCTGATTATAAATCAAGCACAGGTTTCATATCAAGATTATTTGTTAGGGGAGTTTCAGCAATATCAACCCGGAAGACCACAGGCTAGAATAAATTATAGTCAAAATGAAAATATAAGACAAAGGCTTACTCCTTTGCTTGCAACTTCAGCACTTGCAGTTAATTCTGGTACTGGAGCCATAACTTATCCAGCTGATTATGTTCAAGCTGATAGTTTATTGACTTCTACATTGCAAAGAGTTAGATATACTCAACAAGATAGTTTATATTCTTATTACAATAGTACAATTGACCCAGTAGCTACTAATCCTATTTATATGATTACAAGTACTGGATTTCAATTTTACCCTTTAACAATAGGAACTGTTACTTTAAACTATATTAAAAAAGCTCCAGAAATTGTTTGGGCATATACTATAGTTGGAGGCAGGTCTGTTTATGCACCTCCGGGGCAAACGCAACCACCAGTACAAACTCCTGTAACAGGTAGTGTAAACCCAGTATGGGCAGATGTAGATTTATTAGAGATAATAGCTCGTGCATTAAAATTAATAGGGTTAAACTTGCAAGATGGTCAACTAGAGCAATATGCTAATCAAGTAACTCAACAAGGACAATAATGACTAGAAAAACATTTATAGAAAGAATATTAAGGCAAATTTATAATGGTCAGCCGTCAGATGATAGCAGCATTACTTTTAATTTAATTAACCAATGGTTAAATGATGCTATTGGCGTAGCTGCTAAAAAGAATTATACAGATAGTATTCAAATGGACGGTGTTGCATATGTAAATAATTCATTTTATACTAGCTATTCTAGTTTGACGATAACACAAGTAGATAATACTACTTTTAAATTTACTTTACCACAAATACCAGTAGCGTTAGGTAAAAATGAAGGTATAGCTACATTGCAATTTAGCAATAGCAAAACTCCAACATCATTTGGTGCGGTTCCATTAAGTATGAACCAAGTAGGATACCAAGATACATTAAGACCAATTCAAAATAAAGTAGTTTATTGGCCACAAGGTCAAGAAGTTTACATGAGTACAGGAATACCATTAACTGCTTATAAAGCTAATGTTAGAATGGTTAGTGGTGGTGATTCAACTGATTTAAATTCAACATTAATTATACCAGATGACTATGTGCCTATTATGGTAGAGTATATCAAAGCTCAATTAGCCTTTGAAAGGTCAAGACCAATAGACGCATCAAACGATGGAGTAGATAATAACAACTAATAATATGAAACCAATTAGAGATTTTGTTTTAGTAAAACCATTTATGGCGGAAGGTATTACAGAGGGAGGGTTATTTTTACCTGAAAACTACATAGAGAGAAGCTGTAAGGCTAAAGTGGTTTCTACTGGAAGAGGCACAGCTAAAGTAAAAATTGAAGCAAAGAAGGATGATATTATTTTTCATATAAAAGGAGCAGGAGAGGCCATTTTATTAAACGATGAATTGCATTTCTTGATTCGTCATAATGATATATTAGCTTACGCAACAAATAATTAAAAATGTCACAAACAAGAAATTATATAACAATAGATTCAGTAATCAATGATTACATTGATGAAAGTGAACAATCAGTCCACAAGTACGCTAAATTATATAATATAGCAGTAAGGGGCATGGAGAAACTTGGGCTAGATTTTTTTTATAAAATCAGAACAGTTAAAATACCAATTGACACAACAAATTATACTGCTGAACTGCCTAATGATTATATTAGTTATACTAAGATTGGTGTATTAAACTCAGTAGGAGAAATTATTCCTTTAAAGTTTAATAATAAAATGACTTATTATGCAGACCAACAGCCAGATAGACTTGCTTTAACTCAAGACGATACTTTAGCTACTTGGTATCAAACAGATTTGCCTTTATGGTTTAATTATTGGGATGGATATGGATTTCAAAATATATATGGCTTACCAAGTGGTTCGCCATTTGTAGGCCAATTTAATATAGACGATTCTAATGGTGTGGTTCTTTTAAATCAATATTTTTATTATTCTTATTTGATGATAGAATATTTATCTAGCGGAAATCCAGATGAACCATTTAGAATACCTATTCAATTTAGAGAAGCATTATTATCATTTATAGCTTGGAGAGATATAGCATCTATGCCAAGTACTAGAAAAGGTAATTTGGGTGATAAAAGAGATAGAAAGCAAGAATTTTATAATCAAAGAAGAATTGCTAACGCTCAATTTAAACCATTATATTTGATGCAGGCTTACGAATGGAATTTAGATAATCAAAGAATGACTGTAAAAGCTTAATAGTAGATGCCAATTATAAATAACCCGTTTAATGGTAAGCTGAATTTAGATGTTGCTCAATATAGAATTTCCAATGGAGATTATATTGATGCATTAAATGTAACTAAGGATTCACAAGGAGTCGGCAGTGATATGGTTGTTGCTAATATTTTGGGAAATACCGAAATACCATACACATTACCTGTGGGTGAAAATAAAGTAATTGGGTTTTATGCCGACAAAGTAAGAGATAGAGCTTATTATTTTCTTTGGAATAGTAATGGTTATAATAGCATCTTGTATTATAATGCTAGCACAGAAACTATTGTAAAAGTTTTAGAAAGTAAAACAGACAGTGATGGGATTGACATTTTAAATTTTAATCCTTCGTATAAAGTTTTATCAGTTAATATATATTATAGAGATGTTGAAGGAGATATTATATTTTTTAATGATGGTCTAAATCCACCTAGAAATATAAATATTTTAGCTAATTATGGCACTTCTTGGAAAGCTGAATACCTTTTGGTAATAAAAGCTCCACCGGTAATGCCAGCAAAAGTAACATATATAAATGATAGTAATGTTACGGTAAATAATCTTCGTAATAAATTATTTCAATTTTCATATAGATATGTCTATGACAATAACGAAAAGTCTGTATGGAGTACTAAAAGTATTGTGCCGTTACCGCAACAGCCAACATTACAATTAACAGAAGATACATTTAAAAATAATTCAGCTATATCAATATCTGTTTCTACAGGTGGTATAAATGTTCAAAAAATAGAATTGTCATTTAGAGAAACAACAAGTGGTTTTACTAGTGACTGGTATTTAATTACGCAAATTGATAAAACGATTGCTGCAATATTAGATAACGACATATATACATTTAATTTTTATAATGACAGTATTTATACTCAAATTGATGTTGCAGATACTATTCAATTACAAGACTGGGTTCCGCAAAAAGCAAATGCATCTGAATTAGCTAATGGTAATGTTTTATTATATTCTGGAATTACAGAAGGGTATGATAAAACAGATGTCATTTTACAAGTACAAACCGAAACCGAAGAAACAGGATTTTTTATAGACAATGCGGGTATTTTGTTTTTTGCTACATGTAATGGAATTGATAGCGGAAGCGTAGGGACTGTTATGAAAGTATATGTGTATGGGACTATTAGTGATATACCTCCAGTAACTACTACTACAACAACAACAATAGCTCCGGGTACAACAACAACAACAACTGTATCTCCTACTGTAAATTTTTATCTTGCAACAGCAAGAAGAAGATGTGATACTGGCATTGAAAATCCTATTAGAGCTTATGTTAATTTTACAGATAATGCGTATACTCCAATAGCCGGAAAGTGGTATAAAGATGCTACATGCCCTACTTATTCTTATCAAATAAGTACTGTTACAGTTTATAATAGTGTTATAGGGGCTGCTACATTGCAAACAACTGATTATTCAACTGGCGCGTTGGCTTGCGTTTGTCCATCAACAACAACAACAACGATATCTGGAACTACAACAACTACAACAACTACAACAATTGCTCCAAATCAAGGATTAAACAACCCTGCTGGAATATATGTTATTAATGTAGAAAGTGCTGCTGGTTCTGATATTGGTATATCATATACAGTAAATAGCGCCACATATTTGCCAGTAGCTACATTATTAAGTGGTATTCGTGATTCATTACTTGCTAAGGGATGGACATCTGTTACGATATTAGATAACGTATTAACCGCAACCTTTGCTAGTGGGTTTATTTTATTTTCTAGCGGAATTAAATATCTTGCTCCAACTGGAGTTCCGGATAATACATCTTTTGCAAATGCATCAAAATCTGGTTATCAATATGCAATTCAATATTTTGATGCTCAAGGTAGAACAATTGGAGCGCAAACAGATAAAGATGGTCATGGCGCATTTAATACGCCAGCTGCAATTGATGGCATTAGATTTTGCCAAACATATCTTAATATATATAATACTCCTCCTTTAGAAGCTGTATATTATCAAGTTTTAAGGTCAAACAATACAACATATAATAAAAGATTATTTTGGATTAGTGAATCTACTTTTACAAGTCCGCATGTAGATAATGATTATATAATACCAATAATTGCCCCATCAGACCCATATGCTACTAGATTTGCATATATAGATGTAAAAAATATACAAGAATATAATATATTAATTAGTTCTACAGAAAATATAGTATCATATACATTTACAGCTGGGGATAGAATAAGATTTTTAAGTAGATATAGTGTTACAGGAGAAGAGATACCTGTTGTTAATCTTGATTGCGAAATACTTGGAATAGTTTATAGTATCACTACAAATTATGGTACAAAAGAAGGGAATTTTATTAAAATAAATTATCCAACAGAGTTTATAAATACTAACCCAACATTTCAATTTGATACTGAAGAATATTGGCACTATAAAATATTTATTTATAATTTAAGCGCAAACACATCTGATAGTTTGAGGGTATTTTATGAATTTGGTAAATGTTTTGGAATAGGAAATCCCGGGACTGCAAATGCTTATCATATTGGACTAGAGCATACTCAAAGCGCAGAAGTTGGCCCAAATCATTATGCTACAATATCTGGTACAAATGGTGATTTATTTTATAGAAAAAGAAATGTAATATATAATAATCAATATAAGTTTTTAGGAGAAGGGCAAGATAGTGCAGCTGCATCAATTGATGTGCCATTAAAAATAAAATGTCAAAATGGTGGAGTTGATAATGCAAGCTATTCTATACAAACGCAAGATTTTGATACACGAGTTATTACAACATCAGATACTCAATTTTTTTATAATAAATCAAGTACTAATAGCATTACAGTACAAATAAGATGTGCTTTTGGGGCTAGTTCTCCCGCTCCTATAAATTTCAACGGGTTTGATGTATATTTATTGTATGCAACACCTTATGATTTAAGCCCAAGAGGTGGAAGAACTGGTTTAGTAAAACTTGGCGAAACTGCATTTTTAACTGAAACTTCTACTCCTATTAACATAGATGAAAAAGTTGTTATTTTGCCATTAGCAAAAGTTTGGATAATAATAACCGGCGCAGCACTTTTTGATGCCGGTGTAACAATTTCTAGTTTTGATTTTAATTTTAGTGTAGTATTTAATAATATTATACCAATAATAGAACAAAGTTTTAGTGATAACTATAACTTAGTTACTAATAGTAATGGCAGACCATCTGTTATAGACGAAAATGCAGCTAAGAGATATTTCCCAACTTTAATTAGATTTGGGCAATCATATCAATTTAATACAAATATTAATGGCACTAATAGATTTTACTACGAAAATTTTGATGAATACGATAGAAGCTTTGGTGATGTAATAAGATTGCATGTTAGAGATAGATATTTAAAGGTTTACCAAAAGTTTAAAGTAGGTAATGTGCCTATTTTAACGCAAATCGTTAAGGATAGTGCCAATAATCCATTACAAGCAAATACCGATACCTTAATTAATAAGATTCAGTATTATTCTGGTGATTACGGCATTGGAGATGCGGCAACAAGCCTTGCATGGAATAATTTTGCTGATTACTTTGTAGATAATTATAGAGGTGTAGTTTGTAGATTAAGTCAAGATGGTATTACGCCAATAAGTATTACGAACAAGATGAATGCATTCTTTGTGGCAACTCTTAGCGCTTATAGACAAGAATTAAATAATGGCATTTCAAATGAATTAACATATTTAGGCAATCCATGTATTTATGGTGTATTTGATGCTTATACTAATAAGTATATAATTGCTATGGAGGAAATTAATAGATTTATTACAACTACAACAACTACAACAACAACTTCGGCTCCAACAACTACTACTACAACAACTGCTGCCCCGACTACTACCACAACAACAATTCCTCCTACTACCACAACAACAATTCCTCCTACTACCACAACAACAATTCCTCCTACTACTACAACTACTACTCAAGCACTTGTAAGTTTTGATACTTCTGGTGGCTGTGAAAATGGAAGCTCTAGTGATGGCGTAGGTGCAATGGTAAGCTTTAGTGGCGGGTCTGGTGATTATCAAGCCTCAAGTATAACATACGCAAGTGAAGTTTTAGCTTTAGCAGGTATTTATACAGATGTTACAGCAACAAGAACGTTTAGTGGTTTGGCTGTTGGAACATATTGGGTAGCATTAAGAGACAAAAATAATATTAGCGATAAAATAGCTCATTCATTTGAAATCACAGCTTGTCCGATTACAACAACTACTACAACAACCTTACCCCCTTTAACTTATGATTTTACGGCTACTTGTACAAGTACGACTGCCCAAGATATTACAATTAATAATTTTGCAGGCGGAGATGGTACTGATTATTACGCTAACACAGTAACATATGCAGATGCAGTGGCAGCAGCAGCGGGTGCAACAACATTAGTAACAGGTGGCACTAGAACATTTACAGCTCAAGCTGTAGGTACTCGCTATGTTTATGCTTATTCGGCAAGTAGGTCATTGGTTAAAAATGGTGGGAATTCTTGTGCAACTACAACTACTACAACCACTGCAGCTCCTACAACTACATCAACAACTACTACAAGTACGACTACTAGCACAACATCAACAACAACATTGCCTCCTGTTAATTTTAGTCTGTCTTATACTTGTTCTGGGGTAAGTAGTCAAATAACTGCAGATACCTTTACAGGTGGTGCTGGTACTTATCAAATTTCTACACAACTATATACAACAATTAGCGCTGCATATGGCGGAGTATTTGTAGATGTAACAACAGCTAAAATATATCCAACTGGAACTAACCAAATATATTGGGTAGCTTTAAGAGATAAAGTTAATATAACAAATGTTTTAGCTAAATCAATTACGCCTAATTGTACTACAACTACAACTACGACTACAACCACAACGGCGGCTCCAACAACTACAACTACAACTGTTGCTCCAACAACTACAACTACTACATTGCCTCCTGTAACTTATGATATAACTGCAACTTGTACTGGTACAACTCAAACAATTACAATTAACAACTTTGCTGGTGGAGATGGTACAAATTATTATGCTAATACTACAACTTATGGCGATGCTGTATCAGCAGCCGCAGGAGCTACAACATTAGTAACAGGCGGGACTAGGTCTTTTGCAGGGCAAGTAAGCGGAACTCGTTATGTATATGTTTATTCAGGTACAAGGTCTTTAGTGAAGAATGCAGGAAATACTTGTACAACTACGACAACAACCACAACTACAACAGCTGCGCCTACGACAACAACTACAACAGCCGCTCCAACAACAACCACAACAACCACGACAACTACAACATTACCTCCTTTAGTAATAACTAATGGTGCCGTAACTTGTAGTGGAACAACGGGGTCATTTAGAGCTTCATTCTCTGGGGGAACTAGCACATATTCTTATGTAGCAATTGCAGATTCACAAGCAAATGCAGCATCTTGTGTTGGAGGCGGAAGCTGTGGAGCTGGTGGATTTAGAGTCACTTTAGGTGGTGGTGCTACATTCTATGATTTTAGTGGTATTGCAAATTCTAATTGGTACACAGCAGTTAGAGATTCATTACCTCAAACATCAGTTCAAAATACAGCTGTTTCAGTAAATTGTACTACAACTACAAGCACAACGACAACAACTACAGCTGCGCCAACTTGTACATCTTGGACAGTATCTAATTTTAATGGTTTTGGACTAGGAGATACCGTTAACTATGTAGATTGCAGCGGTACTTCTCAATCTCAATTTATAGGTGATGGCAACCAATTTGATATTTGCGTATTAGATTCAGGAATACCTACTCCTTACATGGATTTTGGATATGGTTCAGTTACTAGCAATTCAGTACCTTGTCCTTAAAAATAAATAAAAATGGCAATATTAGATTTTCATCAAGACCCATATACCATAGCCTTTGACGAGGTAGGTAACTCATTTGAGTCTTTTTATTCATATCATCCAGAGATGATGGGGGAGCTAAATACTACCTTATTTTCGTTTAAAAATGGGGGAATTTGGAGGCATACAAATAATACAGATTTCTGCAATTTTTATGGTGACCAGTATAACGCCTCTATAACCACCGTATTTAACACAGTTGCTTTGGATAAAAAGACTTGGATTTCCATTATGGAAACAGGTAATACAATATGGGCTTGTCCAATAATATATACTCAAATGGACAGCTATGGCACCACAAAGCAAGAAAGTGAGCTTTTAGAGTCAGATTTTGAAGTACTGGAATCAGAGTACCATGCATCATTTTTAAAGGATTCTAATAGCCAAGGAGGACTTATAGAAGGGGATAGCTTAAAGGGTGGTTACATAGTAATAAAATTCGAGAAAGTAAGTGCAAATTCTTTCGTATATTTGAACAGCGCAACGACCAAATATATCAATTCACAATTGAATAATAGATAAAAAATAATTATATATGTTACCATTATTAGTACCAGCATTAGCGCAAGCAGGAATAGGTGTAATTCAAGCTGCTACAAGCGGTGCAGGAAAAGCTGAAAGAGATTTTGAAAACTTTGCTAAAAAAAGGCCTGTAGCAGCAGAAAGTAAATCTTTAAATGATTATTATCAAAGAAGTTTAAGCGAAGCAAATCAAAATCCATATCAATCTGCTCAATATTTAATATCCAAGCAGGAAGCTGATAGAAGATTAGCATCAGGTATAGGAGCTATGCAAGGAAGAGGAGGGGCTTTGAATGCTATATCTAAATTAGATTTAATGAGAACAGATGCTCAAAATCAAGCAATTAGAAATGCCGAAAGTTTAAGAGGTCAAAATTTAAATAGACTAGGGCAAGCAACACAAATGAAAACAGCTCAAGATAGATATCTTTATGATGTCAATCAAGCTACTCCATTTAATACAATGTTAGGTATAAAACAAATGAAATCAGCTGCGGCAAATGAAAGATATAATGCAGGATTAAATATGATTGGAGGCGCAGCAAGTAATTATATGTTAGGTTCTATTTATGGAGGCGCAGGCGCGGCTAAAACACCCATTACCACACCATCAACATTAACTTCAAATATACCGGGTTCTCCTTATGGTAAATTTTCTTCATTAAGTTCATTAGGGACAAATCTTAATGGGTTTAAATCTGCTTTTGGCAAAACTTACCAAAATAATTTTGGTGGATTACCTCAAGCAAATAATAATAACTATCCAACAATTGAAGGCGAATATTTCAATCCAAATTATTAAAATAATATAAAGTGGCAGCAACAGGATTATTAGGAATTAACCCATATCAAAAAGGATTAAATTTAGATATAACATCTAAGCCAACAAACTTAGCTATTCAACTTGAACAAAAAGAACAAGCTAAAAGAGAAGCTTTAGATAAGTATTTAATGGATTATGAGAAATCACTTGACCCTTCTGGTATGCGCAAGCAAGACCAAAATGTATTTTTAGGGAAATTAGCCCAAGCCAAACAATATTATTTACAAAATAGAGATAAGATATTAAATCCAGCTAAATATGGAGCAGATGCACAATCTAATTATTTTGCTTCATTAAGAGATGCTCAAAATGCGATTGGTCAATCTAAACAAGCTATGGCTCAAGACAAATTAGCTACCCAGCATTTTATAGCACAAAAAGATTTAAATGCACCTGATGGTTATGCTGAAGCATTACAATTAAGCCATTTACCAATAAGTGATAAAAGATATAGACCATTAGATGTTACTCAATGGAAATTTTACAAGTCGCACAATCCAATGGAATATGCCAATAAGATTTATTCAAAAATACCATTAAGCGAAAGCGCTCCTGTTCCTTATGATGTAGAAAATAAACCGGGTTATTTTTATACAAAAACAACATCAAAAGTTTCTCCACAATACAGAGATGCTTTGTTACAAGAAGGATATACTAATTATGTTAATGACGAGGGTTTAAGAAAGGAAATGAATCATGTATTTGAAACAAACAAAACAGAAGTTAAGAGATTAGAAGATAAGTATAAAACAAAAATACCTAATGCACAAGCATTGGCAGGTGTTTATACTTGGGATTTACAACCACTTAAAGAAAGTACTTCGGGTATTTCAGAAAAAAAGGAATTTACAAGAGCGCAAGAACTAGCAAAGTCAAAATCTTTAATAGATTATAATAATCAAAATCAATTACCTACAACACATCTATTTGATATTTTTGGTTCAGGAACTGGGTTGACTACAAAAAATGCAGATATTAAAGATGGTACTGCATTTAAAAAAGATGGAAGTTTATATGATGGAGAAATAACTATTGCAAAAGAACAATTACCATCTGATTTTAGTGCTGCATTATCGGCTGCCGGAATAAGTAAGGATAATTTAGATGCTGCAGAATATGTAAAAGTTAAATATAAAGACGGAAAAGCCACATCTGTAAGTTCTGAAACATTAGGTACAATTGATGCAGACCAAATGGCTAGATACCAAGATGCATTAAATAAAAAAATATATGGTGTAAAAGGTGCAATAACAAGAACTACAGCAGTGCCTAAAACAAGCGATAAAAAACCTGCTGGTAAAGTTATAAAAACAGCACAATTTTTGAAAATGTCATTAGCAGATAGGCAGAAATTTTTAAGTAGCGGTGGAACGCATAGTAAATAATAAACAATGCCAGATAATATAAAAGATATATATAGTATAATTTCTAAATCAAATCTTTTTGTAGATGAAAATGATTTTAGAAATCAAGTTAATTCAAATCCTAAAGAAGTATTTGAATTTATATCCAAAGATAAAAATACACAAGGTTTATTTGTAGATTTTAATGACTTCGAAAATAATTTAAAAAAAAAAGTTGGTGGAGAAGTATCTTCCCCTACAAAATCACAATTGGTATTACCAGACTTTGAAAAAGGTAAAGCTTTTGCTGAGAAAGGTTTTTTAATGAAGCCAGAAGGGACAAAAGAAGAAATAATTGAAACCCCAGATAATCAACAAGGTTTATTATTAAATTTAGTTTCTGCTTTAGATAGAGGATTTGCTAAAGAAGGTATTGCCAAACCCATTAGAGCATTAGGTACAGCGCTACAATTTGGGACAAAAAAAGTTTTAGGTGGCACAGGTGAGGGTTATTTTAGTGATAATTTAATTAAGTTTGGCGATTATTTATACAATGCAGTAGATGAACTAACTCCACAAGATGAAGCATTTAAAAATAGTTTATTAGACCAAACTGGGCAAGCACTGGGGTATCTAAGCTCTTTAGTTCTTACAGGTGGGCTTACAGGGGCAGGGAAAGGAGCTACCGCTGCTTTAGTTAGTCAAGCGCCAAAAGGGGCGGCTATAACGGCAGCTAAGACGCTTGGTTCTCAATTATCTTCGCCTACGGCTTTAAGCGCGGGGCTTTCTATGGGTCAATCTGAATTTGATAGAGCAATACAAGCAGGTGCTACTGATGACCAAGCTTTTGAAGCTTTTTATAAAAATGCAGCAGTTGGGTCAGTATTGGAAACAATCCCTGTAATGCAATTTTTTAAGAGATTTAACAAGTCAACAGCAGGAAGCGTAGCTAATTATATTAAAACAAAGGGAGTTGCAGGACTTACCGGTGGTATTGAAGAAATGACTACTGAAGTAATGCAACAATTATATGCTAATAAAACAGCAAAAGACATATATAATATTAATCAAGATATTTTAGATGGCGTAGGTTCATCTGGTGGGGTTGGTTTTGGAATTGGTTTTTTACTTAACGCTATGGGTGCCAATGCTAAAATATTAAGAAAACAAGGGAAGGTACAGGAGGCAGATGTTTTAGAGAATCAAGTTAAGCAATATGAAGATAATTTAGAAAATCCTAAAGTTACTTCTGGTAATAAAGTATCTGCTAAAGATATTGTTACACAAGGGCCTGAGATTGGTATTCAAAAAGCAGTTCAAAATTTAGATAGGGATTTAGCTAATAATGTTATTACTCCTGAACAGCACCAAGAAGGTATTGTTTTTGCAGAAAAAGCAGCACAAGTTGCAGATAAAATACCTGAAACGGTAACAGGCGAAAGTAGAGTTAAATCAGTTGAATTATTAGTTGAAAGAAATAATATAAAACAAGCTAATGATAATTTAATCCAGCAAAAACAAACAACAGATGAGGCTTATCATGCAGGAATAGATGAAGAAATAAAAGCCAATGAAGAAAGAATTAAGAAAATAGATACAGAAGTATATAATATAGCAAAGAAACCATCAAAAGAATTTGGAGATAAAACGTACATAGTAGATGGGGAAGAAGTAAGCAAAGAAGCATTTGAAGCTATGCAAGGCAAGCCTATAGGAACTAAGCAAATTATAAAAGAAGAAACTAAATCAATTATTACTAAATCTAAATTTAATAAACCAATAAATCAAGAATTATTAGAAACAATTCCTGAAAAAAATATTTCTGATGTTGTTGAAAAAATAGATAATGGCAAAGCTGAATTAAATGTAGATGTATTCCCAGCTACCGAGTTGGGAACAGATAATAAAATTACAAATAATCAAAATGTATATTTATTACATTCGCAAGGTAAGGAAATAGGAGTTTTAACAGTTAATAATGAAACACTTAATAATAGAAATGAAAGTTCTATAGCAGGAGTTGTTTTACACCCTGATGTGAAAGGTAAAGGTATTGGAAAAGAAATATATAGGTTTGTAAATAATGATTTAATTAATAAAGGGAAACCCCCATTAAAATCAGATTTTGATATAACCCCAGATGCTATTAATGTATGGAATAGTTTAGTAAAATCTGGAGAAGCAACACAAGTTGGAATAGCGGAAAATGGTAAGCCATTATTTGAAATGAATAAACCAACTGAAGTAAAAGTAACTGAAGAAGTTAAATTAACTAAAACTTATCAAGAAGCTTTAAAAGAAAAGCAAGCAGCAGAAAAGAAACAAACAAGACAAACAGCGGGTGAAAAAGCAGCAGTAACAAGAAAAACAATTGAAGAGTCTAATAAAATAGAAGTTAGTGATGCGCGTTCAGCTGCTTTAAAATATTTAACGGGTGGAAAATTAAGCTGGGATGCTATTAACGAAGTAGCTGGGAGAGTAAAAAGAGCTACATTAAACACAGGGGCAAGAGAGTTTAAATCTGAAGAGGCAAGGTCAAGAGATTATGTAGCTAAAAAAGGAGAAGGCCAAAGCTTAGATGAAGCAGCTGATTCAATATGGAATGACTTAAGTGAGGAAATACAGAACAAAATGGATACTCAAGATGTTAAAAACGCCTTGATGATGGCAGTATCAGAATATAACAGCAAGGCAGAAATGGCTCAAGCATTAATAGATGGTTATAAAGAAGAAAGTCTTGAAGACTTGGAGAGCAAGTATTATGAAAGATTTGGTGATAATGCTGAAATAGAAATAGATAAAGAGCTTAACCAAGTACCTAAGAATCAATTAGATATAGAACAAGAACTAATAAATGCAAATTATGAATCAGAACAACAATTCCAAGATGACTACTGGAACACCAAAGAAGCAACTAACGACTTTACAGAAAAAGCTCCTAGTACTAAAGCTCAGAAAGCAGAAACCGCCAAAGGCTTAGCTGAAGCCTATAAAGATTTGACAATAAATCAAAAAAGACAAATAATAAATAGTAAATTTGATGAGCTATTAAAAGAACTTAAAATAGAAAAAATATGTCCAACTTAAAATCATTATTAAGCCCAAGCATGAAAAAGGGCTTACAAGATGCAGTATATACAGAATTGTATCAAGCTAACTTATGGAAAAGCCTAGCTAACCAATTACAAAGAATAGGTTATTTTGGTAGCCAAAAGTATTTTTTAGCAGAAAGTGCTGAAGAATTAACTCATTATCAGATGCATGTAGAATTCATGAATGATATGGGTGATTGTGCAGATTTACCAAAAATAGACGCAATTACAGATAAAGTAACAGATATTGGAGATGCATTAGAAATAGGATATAATACTGAATTAGATGTATATAATCAATATAAAGATTTTTATGAGAAAGCAGAAGATGAAGATGTTTCTGTAGCTCAATATATACTACAATTCATTGAAATTCAACGTAAAGCAGTAGGTCATTATGGTGATTTATTGGCTAAATACAAAATAGCAGAAGCAACAAAAGAATTACTAGAATTTGACCAACATATCAATGATTTGTAATAATGGCAAAAAACCCTTGCAAATACCTTATTGAAATAGCTAAAGGTGAATTTAAAGAATTTACTGAGCCAGAACTTAAAGATTATCTTTTAAACCAAGATTTATCTAAATTAAAACCTATACAAAATGCCATACAAGAGCGAGCAGCAGAGGAAAAAGTTTCACGTCCTACAGGCGCAGGGAAAAATATCCCCGAAGGTGGTGAAAGAGTTCGACCAAGCGAGCAAGGGACTAAAGTTACCAAAGAAGCTAAAGGCGATGAAGAAGCAGTAAGAATGCGTTCTCTTTATAAGCAAATTATAACGAGAGCAACAGGACTTACTGAAGAGCAAAAGTCTATATTAGAAAGCGACCCAAATGCATTATATACTGTACTTCCAATTGCTAAAACTAAAAAATTAGCATTAGAGTTAATTCAAGAGATGGGGGTTGCAGAAGCTGTAGCTGAAGCATCTAGCCCAACAACATCATTACAGCCGGTAGAAAGAACAATGATTTTAGGTGCTGCAATGGATTATTATGCGAATCTAGGAAAGGAAAGCTTAAAAGAAGGGGATGATTCCGCTGCTCAAAAAGCAGCTAGAAAAGAAATAGATGCAAACGAAGAGCTTCAAAAAATAGCTTCAACATTAGGTACATTAGGAACAGCATACGGAAGAGCTATTAATGCGTTTAAAGAGATATATAAATTATCAAGTTTAGCTCTTGAAAGAAAATTAGTACAAAGTGTTGAAGAATTGAATGAAGCACGAGCTAGTGAAACCAAATCTAATGTTAAAGAAATAAAGAAAATAATTACGGAAGAAGCTTCTGATATTAAAGAGGTCGCAGGTAAATTAACTGAAGATGAAATAGAAAAATCTACTACTAAAAAAGTTTCTGAATTAGAAAAAGAAGTTGAAAATTTAAGAAAAGAAATATTAGAAAGAGATAAAGCGCAAAAGGGTACAAAGAAGAATCCTTTGAAGATAAAAAGGATAACAAACGATACAGAATACGACAAGAGAATAAAAGAATTTAAACAAAGAGCAAGAAGTATTGTTTCTAAAGATGATTTATTAGACCTGACATATTTTGGTTTATACCACATAGAAAATGGGGTAACCAAATTTACTGATTGGTATAATACAATGTCTAAAGACTTTAAAGGATTTAAAAGTCAGTTTAAAAATATATATTCAAGCGTAAGAGATAAGGCAATAGAAAACGGAGCAAAAAAAGAATTGTTCGATACTGACGAATCAGCGCAATCTATATTAGATGATTTCCAGCAAGAAACAGATGCTAAAAAATTGGTAAAAGCAAGTGAAAAGTTAGCTCAAGCAAAGTTAAAAAAAGAAGAAGAAAATAACCCAGATAGAGCAGTAAAATTAGCTCCTTCATTGGCCGCAGAAAGAATAAGAAAAGACGCAGAAAAGAATTTAGATTTGCCATCTACAGAAGTAGAGCAGACTTATTTAAAAAGATTAGTAAAGGTTATAAATAATAAGGCTAAAGAATATTACGCAGAGAAAAAGCAAAATATAAGCAATATAAATGATGTTTTAGCTTTTGCTATTGCCAATGGTAAAAAAGATTATGCAATTTGGGAAAGGACGCAAACAGAACTAGAAGAACAAATAGATGCAGATGAAAATCTTACTGAAGAGCAAAAGCAAGAGGTAAAAGAATTTTTAGACGATTATAGAAAAAGCATATTCGATACATTACTTACTAAAAATCAAATTTCAGCAGCACTAAGAGAAAAGCTTATAGAAAAAGGATATTTTACTGAAAAAATCGTAAATGGCAAACCTGTAAAATCAGTTAATTGGAATAAAATAATTGGTAATGCAAGTACAGCAAAAGAAGCAAAAGAAAATATTATTTCATCTATAACTGACTTAGGTTTTACAGAAGCAGAGGCTAAAGCAGAAATTAATGCAATATTAGATAAGTTTGATTCTGAAATAGCAGATAGAAAAACCAAACAAATAAATAAATATTTAAATAAAGGAATTTTAAATAAGGTTAAAGCAATAAGTACTAAAGTTCCTAAAACAAGCGTAGATAAACTTGTAGATTTAAATAGAAAAGGGCTTTTAGATGATGCAAAAATAAAAGATATACTTTCTGCTGAATTAGGATTAATGACTATAACTGATGCTGATTTAAAGAATTTAAGAGAATGGTCTAGCAAGGTAGATGATGAAAATACTCCGATATTTATAAAAAAAGAATTTGAGGAGAAAATACAATATCTATTTGATTCTAAAGGCGGAAGCATTAATTTTTTAGAAAATAGAGCAGCTAGTATGTCTAATAGGCTATCTAGCGTAGTTAACCAAGCAATCAACTTAACTGGGTTTACTCGTGCATTTACTACATTAGGAACTGTAGCTGTAAAAACAGGCAAACCAATACAGGCTGCAAGAGTATTCTTGAAAGAGCTTATTAACGCATCTCAAGAAGCTAAAACCATTTTAAAAGGCAGAGTAAGTAGAGGTAGTTCTTTTGATGACGTAGTGGGTGCCGCATCTGGTCCAAGAGTTAGATATTTAGAGCAAGGGAAAGGTAAGTTTTTAGGGGGCAAATTTTTAGGTAAACCATTGTATCTTGAGATTGGCGGCAAAAAAGTAGATTTAAATCCAATTAATTTAGGTTATTCTAAAATAAAATACATACCTAGATTATTAGAAAGCGCAGATACTATGGCGTCTGGTGCTATATCAGGAGTTACTCAATTTAGAGTAGCTACTAAAGAGATTAATAAATATTTCCCAGAACTAAGCGCTGCTGAAAAAAGTCAGAAAGTTTATGATATAATGTATTCTGGTGATATAGCTGCAGAAACAGCAAAGGCTATAAGAGATTTAAAAAATTCAGGAGTTTCAGAACCTACAATTGCAGAAATAAACAGAACTGTAAATGAAAGAGTAGAAAGAGCTAGGAATGAAAGATTGGCACAAGAATTTTACAAACAAGTCGAATCGCTTAACGATATTTCAGAAACGAAATTAAAAGCAGACGGCATAGAAAATCCTACAAAAGAAGAGATTTTAGCTGAATCATATAAATCATTAGGAGCAATAGAGGCAAGAGATTTGGTAGCTAGAGGAGAAAGACAAGCTGCAAGAGAAACAGGTAAAATGAGTACAATAGGTATTACATCTATTATTTTACTTCCGGTAGATATGATACAAAAGAAGTTAAATCAAGGTGTAAAAAATAAATCTAAAGCAGTTTCTACTTTATCGGAAGCGGGAGATGTAGCTTTTTCAATAACCTTCCCATTTGCAAATTCTATAGCTAGATGGGGCGAAATGGCCGCTGAATTATTTGCTCCGTATAGTTTATTAAAAGGAGCGGGCTATAAAATAGGAGCTAAATTTACCAGTAAAGAATCTAAAATATCTTCAGAGGAGTATAATGAATTAGGGGACGATTATCTCGCACGAGGCGTTTTTGGTTCTGCTATGACAGTTGCTATTATGTATGCTGTTGCTTTATTAAATCAAACCGATGATGAAGAAAGAGAAGAATTAGGCAAATCATTTACAGGGACAGCAAAGGAAAAACAATATGCTCAAGAAAGAGTGCAAAGCGTAGGAAAACCAAAGCAAACAGTTAATATAAGAGGCAGTAATATACCATTGGCATTTTTAGGAAGCCAAGGATTAGTCATAGGTATGTGGGCTGATTATCTAAAATTAAGAAGAGAAAGCAAGTTAGACAATAACATGCAAGAAAGAATGGAGCTTTATATTTCATCTTTGGCCGCAATGCAAGCATTTGGGAGTTATTTACTTGATGCTACTTATTTAAGCACTGCAAAGAAATACGGAAGCGCTGCTTCATCTTTAGTTGAAATGAAAGAAGAAGGGTACGCTCCAACATTAGGCAGATTGGCGGGGGGTATTATTTCCTCACAAATACCATTTAACAGACTTCAGGTAGAGGCAGCTACATTATATAACCCAAAATCTCAATCATCTAAGGAATTTGGCTCTAATTTATTAGCTCAAATGAGTATTGTAAGAGCTTTCCAGTCAGGCAAACCAAATTTTGACTACAGAGGAAGAGAATACGATTATGGTGATATTTATGCAAATAGTGCGGATGGGGTAAGAAAAATGTTTGGTAAGGCTAAATATGGTGATAAAATAGACGCTTTTTTAAGTGAAATAAACTTTGCAGCCACAGACGCTTATAGAGAAACAAGAGATGAAGACAATTATAAGTTCTCAATTACCAATCCAGACTATACTCATAGATTTATGACAAATGATGAGTATTATGAATTTAAGAGAAAGACAGCCAATAAGTTTAATGAGCAAATAACGGCTAAATACGAAGAAATAAATAGAAGAGTAGACAAGATAACGCATCCAGAAAGATATGACCTAGATGGCATTAAAAAGAAGATTGTATCGGAGTTATTATCAGAAGCTAAAGACGAGGCATTTGAGGAGGTTCAAAATAGCATATTTAAGCCATCAAAAGCAAAATTATCTAGAGCTAAAAATAAGGAAGAAGCAATATCTGAAAAAGTATCTAGCCTTGTTCGTAAATTCAAGAAAAAATAGGTAGTCAATAATAGCCATAAATTTCTTATATTTGGGTAAAATTTTAGTACAATGGCTATCTCCCCAAGTTTTACCGCTTCACAAAATAGCGGTACCCCAAATTTAATTTTTTTAACTGATACCTCAACGGGTACAGATGTAACTA